GAGTTTCTAGACAAGATTGGGAAACAACTTATACGCAAGGTTTAGATTTACTTGGATTTAAGTATCAAGATTTAACTAGACCTTTTCAAGGAGCTACTGGAGTTACACATCCATTACTAGCTGAAGCAGTCACACAATTCCAAGCACAAGCATACAAAGAATTACTTCCCGCAGAAGGCCCTGTCCGAACTCAAGTTGTCGGTGTTGAGACTCCACAAACTACAGCACAGGCAACTCGAGTTAAAGATTTTATGAATTATATGTTAATGGAAGTTATGGAAGAATATACTCCAGACTTTGACCAATTATTATTTTATTTACCATTATCAGGATCTGCATTTAAAAAAGTATATTATGATGACATTATGAAGCGTGCAGTTTCAAAATTTGTTCCAGCAGATGATCTAGTGGTTCCTTATTATGCTACAGATTTAAAAGATTGTGAAAGAATAACACACGTTGTTCGTATGTCCGAGAATGATATATTAAAAGCTCAACGAGGCGGGTTTTATAGAGATATTGAGTTGTTACCTAAACCTGTACAGCAAAGTCAAATACAAGAGAAGCTAGCAGAAATAGAAGGAGTTAAACCTACATCAGATAAAGAATATCAATTTAATATTTTAGAAATGCATGTTGATTTAGATTTAACTGAATATGAAGAGACAGATACACAAAAAGAAAAAAATATTAAAGTTCCTTATATTGTAAGTATAGATGAAGGTTCACAAGAAATTTTATCTATTTATAGAAATTTTGAACCAGATGATGAGTTGAAAAAAAGAAAAGATTATTTTGTTCATTACAAATTTTTACCAGGTTTAGGTTTTTACGGCTTCGGTTTAATACACATGATTGGCGGTTTATCACGAACAGCTACTTCTGCACTAAGACAATTACTTGATGCAGGTACTTTAGCTAATTTACCAGCAGGTTTTAAATCTAGAGGTATAAGAATTAGAGATGATGACCAGCCTTTTCAACCTGGAGAGTTTAGAGACGTAGATGCACCAGGTGGAAATATTAAAGATCAATTTCAAATATTACCATTTAAAGAACCAAGCCCAACTTTATTTCAACTTTTAGGTTTTGTTGTACAAGCAGGACAGCGTTTTGCTTCTATTACTGATATGGCGATTGGTGATGGTAACCAACAAGCAGCTGTTGGAACAACTATTGCACTTTTAGAACGTGGTTCGAGGGTCATGTCTGCTATTCATAAAAGATGTTACTACGCTATGAAACAAGAATTTAATATTTTAGCTGAAGTTTTTGCTGATTATTTACCTCCTGTGTATCCTTATTCCGTTTATAATGCAGATCGAATGGTAAAACTGCAAGATTTTGATGATAGAGTTGATGTAATTCCAGTTGCAGATCCAAATATTTTTTCAATGTCACAAAGAGTGACCCTTGCAAATGAAAATTTAAAGATCGCTTTATCTGCTCCACAACTTCACAATCTTAGAGAGGCATATCGAAGAGTGTATGAGGCGTTAGGAACTAGACAAATTGATGATTTATTGCTTCCACAAATAGATCCAAGACCAGAAGACCCAGCAACTGAGAATGCAAAATCACTTCGAATGGAAATGTTAAAAGCTTTTCCAGAACAAGACCACATTTCTCACATTACTGCACATGCAATTTTTATGCAAAGTAGAATGGTACAGTTAAATCCTATGGTTTATGCTTTACTTCAAGGACATATTTCAGATCACATAGCATTTCAAGCGCATGGAGAAGTTGGTGCAGCGATGGCCGAGAATCCAGAAATGGTTTTATTACAACAACAAGACCCAACTAGTTTTGAAACTCAATTTAATTCAGCAGTTGCAAAAAGAATTGTTGAACTAACTCAAAATTTAGTAGGTGCAGAAGGCGGTCAACAACAAGATCCACTAGTTACACTCAAACAAAGAGAGTTAGACTTGAAAGCTTTAGACATTCAACGCAGAGCACAAGAATCAGTTATGGATATGGAAAGAAAACAAGATGAATTTGAAGACAAAATTGATGTTGAGAAAATGAAAATTGAAAGTGCAGAAGAACAATCAGCAAAAAGGTTGCAAGTTGCAAGGGATAAACTTAAATTAGCTGCATTAAAGCAAAATACAGTGATCCCTAAGAAAAATAATGTTAAATAAAAAAGTTTTTTCCTTAAAAGGACTTAAAATTCCAAAAATTGACCCAGTAAAACCTATTCGGTTTAAAAGTAATATGAAAATGTCAAAATTTAATCTAAAAATACCTGGTGTTCGCTATGGACCACCCCCAAAATCAGGGCCAAACCCCCAAGGCTTAAATCTTTCTAGACAAAATATGTCTTTTAGTATATCAAAAGGTTATGGTAATCGTAAAACTACAAATAAACGATTTAAATTTAAAAATAAGTAAAACATCAGGAGAATAATATGTTACCAGCACTACAAATAGTAGCGCCTTTAGCTAAAATGCTTTTTTCTACAGTAGATAAAGCAGTTGCTGATAAAGATTTAGCTGCCAAGTTAAAAGCAGAACTACAAATCAAATTAATGGAGACATCCGCTCAAGAAGTTAAAGCCGCAGCATCCATTATTGAGGCTGAAGCTAAATCTAATTGGTATGTTTCAGGTTGGAGACCAACGTTAATGTATGTTTTAATTTTTATTTTAATTTGGAATTATATTTTAGGACCTTTTATGATGCTTTTGTTTAAAGCACAAATAACTTTTACATTACCAGGAGATGTTTGGACATTACTTACTGTTGGTTTAGGTGGGTACACTATTGGTAGATCAGCAGAATCAGTTGCTAGGACAATGTCTAATAAACCAAACGGAAATGGTAATGGCACAAAAGAACATTAAAAAAGTAATAAAAGATTTTATTACCTACGTTCAAACTCCAACAAAAAAAGGTGTAAATTTACAAATTTTTACTAAAAACAAAAATTATTTTTTTAGGTGTGTTGAATGACGTATAGTATTAGTATTCAAACAAAAAAATTAACTGACTTTTGTTACGCGTATAACTGTTGGAATGAATCCGACATCAATGAACATTTACCTACATTAAAGTATTATGCTGATGAATGTGATCACGTTACAGAATTTGGAGTTAGAACTGGAGTTAGTACTTGGGCATGGCTTGCATCAAAGGCAGCTACAATACGTTCATACGATATTATGGATGTCTCCCCATATATTGCTACTCATTTTCAAGCAGCAAAAGAAAAAGAAAAAGATTTTACATTTAAACAAATAAGCACATTAGATACGTCATTAATAATCGAACCTACAGATTTATTATTTGTGGATACAGACCATACCTATGACCAATGCTCTAAAGAATTAAAACAACACGCAAATAAAGTAAAAAAATATATTATATTTCACGATACTGTTTTATTTGGTCCTAATGAATTATTAAAAGCAATTGATGAGTTTATTAAAGACAATCCTAATTGGATACGCCACGAAGTATATTCTAATAATAACGGTTTAACAGTTTTAAAAAAAATATGACAGTTTTTTGTTTAGTAAGTTCTAAACAAACTGAAGATTATACAAGAGTTTGTATAGATACATTTTTTAAACACACACCATTACAAAAAGAAGATATCTTTGTATTTATAAATAACGATGGCACAAGAATATTTATGAATGAAGATTATCCAATTCATATTTATACTAATAATGAAAAACCATTAAGTTGGGCACAAAATTTTAATCAAGGTTTAAAAATTGCAAAAGATAATAAAGCAGATTTTGTTTTAGTTACCAATGATATTGCTTTTACAAGAGGTTGGTATGAACCTATTTGTCAAAAGGATGATGCAATAATAATTCCATCTTGTAATATTAATGTAAATTATACTTCACCAAAATTCCAAACAAGATTTGTAATGAAATTAGAAGATTATTTGCCTAATGTAGAACAATTAGATGCTTTTGTAAAATTTCAAAGAGGTGTTTATTTGTTTAATGAATTATATGAACGAATTTTTATGCAAACATATTTAGCAAGAATACCTTTTAAAGTACATAATGAAATTGGTTATTTTGATGAAACCTTTTCTAATGCTGGTGGTGAAGACATGGACTATAGAATACGTTGTGCAATAAAAGGATTTAAAACTTTAATTGCTTTTCATTCTTATGTTGTTCACTTTCATGGTAAATCGACTTGGGATGGATTTGAATCTAAAGAAGAAGAAAAAATAAGACGAGAAAAGTATTTATATAAATCAAGAGAAAAATGGGGAAGTTTACTTACAGATATATTTATAGATGGAAAAAATGCAAAAGAAAAAGCATATGAGTTAGGATTAAAAGATATGTTTGATAAAAATGAATCTTTTAATATTATAAATTATCTATATAATTTAAGGAAAAATGCTTGATTATAAGACATTACAATCTGTTAGAAGTTTTATAAAAAAACAAATAGAAGAAACCAAACAAGACATAGTCTATGGTATAGACACCATTGATAGGCTCCAGTATGCTAAAGGCAAGCTCAGTGCTTTAGAAGTGCTGCTTCAGGATCTTAAAGACCTGCAAAATACAGAGGAGAGTATCGATGACGATAATAGTACCTGATAAGGAACTTATTGTTCCTAAAACAGATGATACCGAACAAGAGGGTATCAAACTTCCTACAGACCCAGAAGGAATAAAAAAATATTTAGATTCTTTGCCTGATCCAACAGGTTACAGAATTTTAATTAGACCTTATTCTGGAAAAGCCAAAACCGATGGTGGTGTTTTTTTATCAGAACAATCTCATGACACTATTCAAATGACAACAGTCGTTGGTTTAGTAATTAAAATGGGAGATCTTAGTTACAGAGATAAAAAACGATTTCCAACAGGGGACTGGTGTAAAGTTGGTGTTTTTGTAATGTACGGAAGATACGCTGGATCTAGATTTAAAACTAGATACGGTGAGCATCGTATTTTAAATGACGATGAAATTATAGGTATTGTTCGTAAACCATCTGATGTTCTCCATTTATACTAAGGAGATAAATCATGGCTGAAGAAACCAAAAAAAA